GTCCTGCCATTTGCTAGTACTCCTAAATAGGAAAACTCCTATGCTTATTTTAGCATAGGAGCCGTCCTAATCGATATTAAATTACTTGTTACTTTTTAGCCTTGAAACCAAATTCTTGGTTGCTTGGGCTTAGAGCCTTTAGGATAACTGGAGCAACGGCTGCGATACCGCCCATTAGTAAATCCTTTGGATTTGTATTTCCAGTCATGTATAGAGCAATAGCTGCTGAAAGAAATGCACGAGCATATGTTCCAAGCGCTGCTAAAATTTCCTCTGTCATTGTAACCTTTCCATCCTTGTTAAGATCTTTTGATGCCATCTTAATCTCCTTCTTGGGCGGACGCCCTAGAATTTTCGGTTTTACCCGAATACTATAATTCTACCATTAAGCAGATATATCCACAATCTCACAGTTACCATCTGAGGTACATGCAAGCGTAGCATTTGTAGAAGTTCCATCTTCTGTCTCATAGAATGAAAGATCTTCCCAGCGGATAGTCTTTGGCATTTTTGCAACAAGTGCATCATATTCTGCCTTATCAACTTCCTGATATGGAGCCTGCTTGTATGTATGATCTGAGTGAGGAAGGAATGAAATTCCAGACACCTCATCAAAATGCTTATAAACCCAAGCTCCTACTTCCATCCATTCATCTTCTTTTACAGAAACTGTAATAGATGGCTTATGTTCACACCATGCACGTTGATAAACTAGCCATGTGTTTAAGTGATCTAATGCTGTTAAATCATTTCTAACAATTGCACCTTCTGGTGCCTTTACTGGAAATGAGAATACGTATGTATCGTTTGGCTTCATTACATCATCTTCTACTGGAATTCCGACTTCCTTTAAAAATGTAGAGATTGGATCTCCCTTTGAACCACGTACTGTACGAATGTAATACGGTGAATGCCATGGATGCATTCCTGAAGATACCCCGACCAATTGGGATACGGTGCCTGAAGGCTTTACGCATGTAATTGCTGCAGACTCAGGAATCCCAATTTTCCCAGCCTCTTTTGCGTTTGTTTCTCTTGCATACTCACGAAGAGATGAAAGAGTCTTTTCAAGTTTGTCTAATCCTTGCTTTCCAGAAAAGAACTTATGTCCGAACTGTCCTGTAAGAGAAACTCCTAGTAGGCGTTCTTCTTCTGTATTATCTTTCCAGATCTTACGAAGATATTTAAAGTCTGTTAGTGTTGACTGCCATGTGCCAAGAATTGTAGCAAGGCGAACTTTATTCTGAACATCCTCAACTGTATCCTTTTCACGTAATACGACTTCTGAAAGATTACAAAACTGATAAGGACGGAGAATAATCTCTGAACATGGATTTGTTCCGTAGTGAATTTCTGGATCTCTGCGTCCATACTTTGCTGCTTGAGCTTGTGCTGCTGCAACGTTGTAGATTCCACGTTCTCCTGACTTTGAATCATATAGGTTCTTCCATTCTGCAATAAATTGCTCCATCTCTGGCTTGCGAGAATAAGCTACAGAGTTATTTGAAAGAGCACGTTGTGTGTTATTCTCCCACCAGTTACCTGACTTTGCTGCTGCCATCTCAATGTCATTGATATTAGAAAGAGAAATCATTGCTGATCGGCGTACTCCGCCAACCACAACAACTTCACCAATCTTACACATAATGTCGTGAGCCTCAATTGGCTTAAGCTGACGTCCTGCTGCTGACTTAAATTTTGCAATTGTAAAATCAAAAAGATTAACTAATGGCTGTGGTCCAGATGAGCGTCCACCCATAGTCTTAAGTCTTGCACCTGCTGGACGTACTTTAGAAACATCAATTGCTGGAATATGTCCAGTCCAAAGCAAAGCAAGAAGTTCACGATATGCCTTTGCCCAACCTTGCTTAGAATCTTCTACAACAATTACTGTATCTGACTTCTCAAACGAATCTGGGACGGAAGGAAGCTTGTTAACATACTTGTATTCAACAGAGAATCCCACACCTGTTCCGCACATAAGAATATACATGGTCTCGTCAAATGAACGTGGGTTATCTACTGGAACAAATGAACAGTTATATCCTGCTACATTATCTCTTTCTAATGCTGCTCCAGATGTCATAACAGAACGCATTGATGGCATGACATTTCTTTCAAAGACACCATTTTTTAATTCCGCAACAAGCTTCTCATCTGGAATGTAATTATGATTTGTCTTTAAATGATTTAGCATGAAAGCAAAATATCTATCTACAGTCTCACCCCACGTTTCACGACGGTTCTCTTCTGGAATCCATCTAGCGTAACGTGATAACGCAATAAAATTTTCGTATGGGTTTGCAATAGTCTTAGACATTTATAAATACCTGTTTCTCCGCCTAGCGGTTAAATTAAATTTAGTGTGAAGATCCTATTCTACCAAACAACGCTTAAAAGGGGAAGGGCTATAAAAATTTTTCTACTAAATGCTGAAAAGCTTTCTTGGTCAACTGATCCCAATTATATTCTTCATGAATTTTAGTTGACTGAGCAAAATAATATCCAGCATATGCATTATAATCAATAGATACTTCACGCATTAACTCTTCCAAATGTTTTGCATCTGGCTTAAACATTTTTCCGATGTACTCATCTCCAACAGATTTAGGTAAAGTCTCATCTGTAAGTTTAGATTTCAATTTCAATGGACCCATGTAGTCCACATAGTGAGACCAATCGTATGTTGATATAACTGGCATTCCTGTTGCTAAACCTTGAAGTGGAATGAATCCAAAACCTTCTCCCCATGTAGGATATAGTAGAACATGATGACTGTGATATAAAGAAACAAGATCTGCTTCTTCTAACTCATCTGTAATCAAAGTTATATTTGTATATGCTGATTCTGGACTCATGAACTGATTATATTTATCATAGACTCTAGTGGTATTAAACTTATGAGCTTTAATTGTTAAGTGATAATCTGGGTTCCCGCCAAACAGTTTAATAAAAGTATCTACTGCTAACTGTCCATCTTTTCGTGGAGACGGTTCTCCGATATGCAAAAATTTAAGCGGCTGTCCTTCTCTAAGAACTCTACGCTTTGGTTTCCAAATTTCTTCAATACCATGTGGGTAAACATATATTGGCTTAGTAATTCCATTGTTTTTAAAAACTTGTGCACACCAATTTGATGTTGCCCAAACTTCATCGCATGCATTAAATCTTTCAATCCAATCTGGTCTTATTAAAGTAGATTCCCACGGAGTATATCCGATCTGATATTGATTTCTATGAAGCTTGTAATGATGTGGTTGTGTAAAGTTTAATTGAACAGTAGATTTAGGATTAGCAAAAGATACATTGTGTCCTAGATTATTTAAGGACTTAACAATATTTTTTCCAGCATATCCGAAGCCAACTGCAGGATTTAACCCCGCTTGAATCGTATAATAAGATATATTCAAGTTTACCCTCTGTTAACTTTCTAGTTGACTGGCTTGACACCTACTGTCAAGTAATGTTATGATTGTATTTCGTTATCTCTAGAGGAGGAAATGCCAATGGAGAAAATAAAACAACAGGTGAGTGATTTGGTTCACAACACGGTTACAATAGTAATGATAACATTATTTATGTTTCCTGTACAGCCAGCAAGCGCCTTAACAGTACAACCTTTAGTGAAAACTGAAGCCCAACTAAAGCAAGAAGTCTTGGATAGTTTTAGTAAAGAGATTTACAAGCCATCTGAGGTGCTTACAGACGAAGAGCTAGTCCAACTACTCTCAGCTGTAGGATTCGAAGGAGCAGGCCTTAAGAAAGCCTGGTCAATAGCAAAGCGTGAATCTAATGGAAGACCGCTTGCATATAATGGGAATAAGAAAACTGGAGATAGTTCTTACGGACTATTTCAAATTAACATGCTAGGAGATCTCGGTCCTGAAAGACTTGAGAAATTTAGCCTAAAGAGTAACAAAGAGTTATTCGACCCAGTAACAAACGCAGAGATAACGTACTACATGACTGATGGCGGCTCAGATTGGTCAAGCTGGAAGGGTATGACCCCGAAGGCCAAGGAATGGCTTTTGCAATTCCCAACTGATGCAAAGAAGTAGGATAGATGCAGATACAATACGTATCTAAGTACATAGCCTTATCGGAAGAGGGCCTTGTTCCAAGACTTGAATGTCCAATGGATCAGGGTCCTCTTTTGCCTAACCAAGACAATGAGGACAAGGTGTTTATTTATTGCCTGTCTTGCCAATACAAAAAAGTAATTGGGTCAAAAGACTACAATGATATCGTGAGGGCGGTAGAAAATGCTGGATGAATGTAAAAACGGGCAATGCACCTGTGAACAAGAAAACAATTTCTTTCATGTTAAAGTGATTCCGCAAAATAGTGCAAATTTAAGTGCGCCGAAAGTAGAAGAACCATTTTCAACATATGAGTTTGAATCAAATTCTATTATAGATAAAGACGCTATGGGGCGTGAAATATTTTGGGAAGATTTGGGGAGGCCATAATGGAAAATAAAGAATCTCAATCCTTAGAAGATAACCTACCTATGGTGAACTATATTATGCTTCACCGTATTTACGACATGCTGACAATCATGGCAAATAAAGCAGACCCTGAGAAGACATCAAAGATGATTGAATACCATGAGCAAGGATTCCTTCTTGGGCCTGTCCCAGCTTTAATGCCTGATGAAGAACAAGTCGACTAGAATGCTTGACTTTGAAAATAATCCATATTACAATTAAGATGTGTAGGTGACGGCAGCAATGTCTCCCTATATAATGTGTAGCAATACACTAGAAAAAGCCAAACGGATCCGCC